TTCTGGGGCCGTTGAACTTTGCTGAGAACTGATAGCCCCAGATGTATCCTCATAGACATTCCAACGGTCAGTAATATACGTAACAGCGCCGTTTGAAACAGTAACACTAGCCCCCGCATTACGCTGGTCAATCACCATCGCACCATTGATGATGCGGTTCTTGAAGCCGAAGCCTGTTGCCGCAGTGTTCTGCGTTGATGCGTCGGGGAAGGTGACCCCGGTTGTTCCGCCGATTGTTGTTGTCATGCGAGTTGCTCCTTAGTAGGACGTGGCAGTGTTGGGTGGTTCCATGCGGCAATGTAGTCGCCTTTGCCGTCGCTGTCGTTTTGCAAGCGGATGGTGTCAATGAAGTCTGTGTCTTGCAGTTCTGGGTAGAGTGCTTTGATTTTTTCGTAGAGTGTCATCATGCTGCCCTTACTAATGCTGCTGAAGCAAGCGTTCTATATGCCTCAGTACCACCAAGTATGCTTGGCGACGTACCGTTAACTTGACCATAAAATTCAACATAGTCCGTAGTACCATTCAAATAGACAATAGCTGTTTGCGAAGAAGACCCCGCTGTACTGTATGTAGCGCTGAATGCTCTTACATACGGAATACCATTTACATAAATATAATTGCCAATATAAGTCCCAGAAGTTGCAGTTGACGCAACATTAAATGACACTTGATAGTAACCAGCTACGTTTGGCAAAAAAGCATACGCAGGAATATCACCAACTGTACTGCCTGTGTTGTTGAAACAAGAAGCAATGTCAAATACTTCTGAACTTAACTGAATTTTTGTTAATATGCCTGTTGTTACAGATTGGTCTGTAGCACGATATGCGCTAAACGTAGGGCCAGAAATCCCAATCGCCCCTGTTGTCGCTGGCAAAGTCAACGTGTAGTTACTCGCCGTGTTTGTGGGAACCAGCTCTACGCTACCCCCCAGTGCTGCTGTTAATTTAACGCCCATGATGGCTCCTTAAACGATTGTCCAGACATCGCCGTCTGGTACTGTGACGGTAACACCGTCGTTGATTGTGACTGGACCGAACGTACCTGCGTTCTTGCCTGTGGGGATAGTGTAGTTCGCGGTAACAGTTTGGTCGTTCTCAAAGAAAATCTGGTCTGAGCCGCCGCCCGATGCACCACCGCCGCCGCCAGCAACCTTAACGAAGTCGCCTTCGCCGTTATCCCACGCGCACAAAGCTGAACCGCCAGCTTCGATTTCCACACCTGTGGTTGGGCTTGTTGGGCCACCCTTCAAATACACAGAGCTTTGGTCCGAACAGTTGTTCACCACCACGTAGGTCTTGCTTGATTTGGGTGCGTAGATGTTGCGTGTAGTGGCAGGAGCGCCTGTCACCAGCAAAATGGCTGTACGAGCTTCGTTGGTTGCACCACCACCTGTTGTGGTCAGTGTCCAGTTGCCGGAAGTCACGTCTGCCGTCGAATAGCCAGCAATGGCGTCTTCTGTGTTTGTTGTCAACTGGGTGTTGACCGTCGTGCCCCAAGTGCCGTCAAGCTCACCTGTGACCGGAAGGACAAGACCCAGTAGCGGGGTATATGCTGATGGCACGGTTTACTCCTTGGCCGAAATTGTAGACATTCTATCGCCCCCTTACACAACAGTCCATACCGAACCACTAGGAACGGTGACGGTAATGCCGGAGTCAATAGTCACTGGGCCACCGCTGATTGCGTTACGGCCTGTGTTGATGGTTGAGCTGACGCTGATAGTCGCATCGTTCTCGGTATAGCCTTGGCCACCGACGACCGCACGTTTGGCTGGGTAGTCACAAAACACGTCCTTCACGCCCGAGGAGAAGTTCACCAAAGAGCCGGAGTTGCTGGACGCCAGCACCGTGTCACGCGACAGGCTTGTGCCAGAAGATGTGTACGTACCAATGCCCACTTCCCACTCACCGCCGGTCTGACCAGCAATCGTGTAGTACGTAGTGTTGGCGTTGCCAATAGCCGAGAAAGACTGGAACCCAACAGACGCACCCAAGAGCGTGACTGCCCCCGTGCCTGTCGTAGAGGTCGTTTCTTTTACTCGGTCTGCTAATACAAATGCCATGTTCGTTCCTTATGTGGTCGCGTCCACAAGCTCCCAAGTGTTTGGCTGACTGTCGTCAATCAGCGCCCATGTGTCGGTCTGTGCGGTAGCCACATTTTGCCAGCTTGAGGCTTGGCTGTCGTCAATAACTTTCCAGTAGTTCGCAATCACATCACCTGCTGCGCCACGGGCGGATACGCCGGTCAAGGCAATCACACGGTCGCCAACACCAACAGCGCCTACAGAACCTGTCGCAGAAACGCTGGAAAGTTCAACACCCTTAGTATGGGTAACCGTACCAACCGCGCCATAAGCCTCGTTGCTGTTCAGCGGGACAATCACTCGGTCGGCAGCGCCAAACGCCTGAACGCCTGTCAGACCCTGAGAGTGCTGGACACCTGCCGTACCGACAGCACCTGCGGCAGCATTACCCGTAACACCCTTGGACACAGCGGCCAGCAAAGCACCGACTCCGCCAGAGGCGTACACACCGGCCAGAGCGTTTGAGCGCGTTACTGCAACGGAACCAACTACCCCAGCAGCCGCAACACCTGAGATGCTGACTGTCTTCGTGTGAATAACCGTACCAACAGCACCAGAAGCCAAGACGCCTGAGATTGCTACGACACGGCTGGACGTTACCGAGCCTACATTACCTGTCGCGTTGTCGCCAATACCTTGCCCAGAGTTTGTCTCTGTGACGTTTCCTACCGCGCCAGCCGCGCTGACACCTGAGATTGCAACTGTTCGACTAGACGTTACTGACCCGACCGCACCAGCGGCGACATCCCCTGTGACATCAACCGCAACGGTTAAGCCAGCAAGGGATGAAAACGGGGCTTCAGAAAACGCTGAAAAGCCGAACATGTTCTACGCGGCCTAAGCCGCGCTCCGCTTAGGTTGTAGACAGGCGCAACAAGGCGGTGGACGTATCGTTGACAGGCATGGTCAAAGTGAATGTGCCAGCAGTGATGGTCTGAGAACCGAATGTGTGCACTGACACTGACTTGTCGCTCTGGGTAGAGTTGTAAATCAGCACGGTGTCAAAAGCTGTGGTCAACGTCACGTTGGTGTACGTGATAGAAGCTGAGGGAGTCCAGTAGGCTGTACCGGCTGTAGCCGATGCGTTGGTAGCTGCGGGAGCAGTACCGTTTGTCACAGCCACACCACCTGCGGTGTAGTTTGTACCGGAGACTTCACCAGTCGCTGAGTAAGCAGTGGTGCTTGCGTTGATAGTGGCCGATGTCAGGTACAGAGCTGCTTTGAACGTGTCAGCAGCGCCGGAAGCGCGGACAGGTGCAGTACCGAAGTTGTGAGTGGCAGTTAGGACTTCGCCGAGAAACGAAGTGCACATTGCTTGGGTGTTTGCCATGATATTTCCTTATGCGATTGCCGCTGCTTCACCACCGATAGGTGGCATCTTTTTCAAAGTTACGTGAGCTGACCGATGGACCAACTCACCCTCAAACCAGTATTCGACCCAAGTGGTCAATTCGTTGTCGTTGTCAACGGTTCCTTCGCGCTTCTCCAGCAACGAATCGTCCATCTCACCTTTTGTTGTCATGACTTGCATTAGGTCATCCTTATGATTGCAGCTGTACTTGTGGCAGCTGGGAATTGCACGGTAAATGTGGTCGTTGAAGTCTTGTCGGCTCCAAAGTCCAGCACGCACACGGAGGCCAGAGTGCTTGCGTCGTAAATCAGCGCGCCACGGGCGGTCAATGCTGAAGTCCAAGTCACGTTGGCAAACGACAAATACACAGTAGCGATACCGGTTTGGTTTCCGATTGTAGGTACTTGTGAAATGGTAAGCGCTTCTCCGCCAGCTGTGTAGCCTGTAGCTACAACTTCACCCGACGTCGTGTACGCAGTGGTGTCTGGTCCGATTGAGGCTGCGCCCGTGTACAAGGCGATCTTGAATGAGCCAGCAGCTAGGTCGTAGCTACCGTCCATCAGACCTACCTTGAATGTGTTTGTTGCACTTTGCGCGATTGTCATTGGACGACTTTCAATTTCGCTTGGCCATCACGATACGCATCGCCACGCTCCAAACCATCGCCCAGACGTTTAGCCAAATCAAGTGCTTCTTTGTACTTGGTGTTGTAGGCCAAGGCCATATCAGCCTCACCCTTCATGTAGGTGTACGCCTCAACCAAAGTGCCATACAACAGCACTGAGTCAAAGTTGTCACCCAACCAAGTCGTACCAGCGGTCACGATGGACTCTGGGTAGAAGTAGTAGTGCAGCTCAACTGTGTAGCCTGCATCTGGTGTTGGGCCAAGAATCAATGACAGCTCATTCGTCAGCACTGGGTCTGGTGAAGGAGGGACTGTCGTAGTTGTTGGGCCGAAGATGGCGTAGTACTTGGGGAACGCGGTATCCGTTGGCTTTGGGTATGCCTGACGGATGAAGTTCACGTCTTTGTTCAGCAGGTACTCATAGCTCCCGTCCGTGGCGACAACGGCTAGCGAATACGCTGACAAGAAATCATTTGGGCAGGAGATGTACTTGTTGCCAGCGGTCGTAGCCCCCGTTACGTTTTTACGCAACGATGGAAACTGCACAGAGTTGTAGATGCGCTGCTCCGCCTGTTTAATGAACGTGTTCATGTCAACAGTTTCAAACGTGTTCTCCGTATAGTCGGAGACGGCGACAACAAGCTCTGCGTAGTTCATATTTAGGCCATTGGTCCACGGGCCATCAAGCCCTTAGTTGCTGCGCCGGTACCACGAATTTTGATGCCTGTGGTCTTGACGTCGTCGGCAGCAGGGTCACCACCACTTACGCGCATTGCTACGGTGCGTGGGCTGATTTGCTTGGCAGACAAAGTGTTTGGGTCGGTTTTCTTTGTAGCCTTGAGAGGCTTACCGTCCATAGTGTGTGGCTTAGCGTAGACGCTGGCGTCGCCAACTTCTTTGCCCATCATTTTTTTGCTGAATTTAGCCATGATTAGCCTCGCTTTTGGTTAGCAACTTTAGCCATGCCACGACCGAGCTTCATCATCTCGTCGTTGGTTTTACCGCCGCCAGCAGTACCTTTGCTGCTCTTGCCTTTTTGGATGGCGACTGTTGGGCCGCTATCGCCGAGGTTACGGCCTTTGGTTTTGCCCTTGGTGTTAACGCCTTGCGCGCCTGATTTGAAAGACATGTTCGACTCCTTACGTCGTTGATATGGTGACTGTACCAATTTCCACAGTTAAAGCCAAGTAGTTTGGCGTTAAACCTGCATCATCTAATGCCGCGCCACCAACAGGGTTCCAACCCCATTGTATGTTGCGACTGCCCTCACTTTGGAATCCTTGCTCCAAAGTACTTGTACTGTTACCCGTGAAAATCTGCAAGCCTGTTGTGCCGCCATTGACGTAACTGCGGTCAGGGCGTGGGCTACGCAAACCTTGTGGGTCATCAACCGGGAACATACCCAGTTGAAGCTGTGGTTGGTCAGGGTCCCAGCACTCTGGGCACACCAAGAGCTCGTAGTTCTTGGTCTTGATAATCTCGCGCTTGAGGACTTTCAACTTGAACCGCTGATCGCAACGGTCGCATTGAGCAATCGCCCATTTGCCACTGGCGAAGCGGTTACCCATTAAGTACCCCCAAGATACTGTTGACGAGGCACGAAGCGGATAGCCGCCTTCTCATGGTCCTCGTAAGCTGCCAATTCCCAAGCTTCATCGTACTGTTGCTTGAGCATACCGAGACGTTCTGCGCCTTCTGGAATCTTGCCAGCGACGTAGTAAGCCAAACCAGCGGCCATACAGGGAATGAAACGGAAAGGCACGTCCATGACGTTCACACCGCCGCCCGCATCTTGGGTACGGCGAAGACGCCAGTAAACGAATTGGTATGTCTGCGCGCCATCTGGAGTCGGCCACACGGTCACGGCTGGGAGGTTCTGCACGGAGACAGCGTCGCCAGCGTTGTGTGTTGCTGCGGTTGTACCGTTCTGGCCACGGAAACAGCCAGTCAAGTCGTTGCCGCTGATAGCCGTGTAGTTGATGGTCTCGCTACCGATGAGCACGAAGCCAGCTGCTGGCATACCCAAAGTAGACGTTACCGTAATCGTTGTGTCAGTAGCCGATACGCTACTCGCAACAGTCGTGATTGACGCCGCAGTCTGCCCATCCAGTCTTTGGACCCATACCTGAATTGGACGAGCCTGCTGAAGCTTGTTTGGGAGGGTCGCATAAGTCGAGACGCTGATACGTGTGATGGTCAAGTCGGCCTGATTTGAGGTCTGGCCAGCCTGTGTGCGGATGACGTGTTCCAACAAATCCACTGTGTCGTTAGGCAGGGCGTAGGTGCTCTGTCCTTGAACCAAGTCAATCTGACCTTGCTCAATCGTCCACATGTTGATGCCACGGTTCGCCCACTCAGCAAACATGATGTTGAGACTACGACGAGCTGTACGCAGGTCATAACCAGAACGCAGTTCACGTCCGGCGCGCTCGAACGCTTCCTCGACCAACTCAGTTAGTTCGAGGTTAAATGATGAGGTTCCGGAAGTGACTGCCATGATTACTTCATGCCTTTAAGTGTTTGTGCCAAACGTGCACGCTGCCCCAGTTTACCGGGTGCTTTGGCTGCGTTGGCCAGCTTCTTTGGAGGAATAGGATTCTTAGGGTTGATGCCAAGCTGCTTCTTCAAAGCGCCGGGCTTCTTGATCGCCTTCTGAATCCAATTGTCTTTAGTAGCCATGATTACTTCTTCGCGGTTTTTGCGGAGTCGATGAACGCTTGAGCAGTTGGAGCACCTTTGGCACCCGGTTTGCGCATCTTTGCACCGCGCTTGCGCTTAGCATTGATATTGGCGTACAGCCCCACTTTACCGCCTTCAGCGTATTCCGTGAAGTCAGTATTGTCGCGGCGTGCTTTAGTCACGCCTTTTGGCATCTTAGAGGGGGCCACAGCCCCCATACCACGGCTCGCCATCATTTAGCACATCTTCCCACGAGTCTTACCCCGTGATGCAATGCCATCGGCACGGCGAGAAGCGGAAACAGAACCACCACCAGCTTTTTTCACCACAATACCGCTACCCAATTGCTCGGGTTGGTCTTTCTTGTCGGTCTTGCCAGCGGACTTACCGTCAATATCTTGAGGTGGTTGGCCCATCTCTGCTGTGTACACTTTGTCTTTAGCCATGATTCACCTCAATAAGTTTGTGCTTTACGAGCACCGCGAGCGATACCCCAGCCTTTTACGCCAGAGCCTTTGGAGGTAGAACCGCCAGAAGCCATTTTCTTAACCGCGCCGCCCTTTTTGTAAGGCAGCAAAGTTTTCGGGTTGATGTTGGATGTGTCGATAACACCACGTCCGGGCGCTGGGTGCGCGCTACGCAACTTACGTGTTTCCGCGTCGGTGTCGGCCTTGGCCTGAGCATCCTCAGCGTTCTTACGGTTCATGCGGTCATACGGTGTTTCGTACGCTGCCTTAGCTGGTGTGCTGGCTTCGCGCATTGGGCGGCGACCTTCATTGCCATAGTTGGGGTTTGAAGGAGCTTTTGCGGCCACAGAACGCGGTGTAGACGGCGCTGCTGAAGCAGTTGACGGCGCAGTGCCAGATTCCCAACCGGGTTCTTTCTCCGACATGCCTGTGTCAATACCTGTAGCAGTAGGCTTGGTGTCGATCTTGGCGGCTTCTTTGACTGCGTCAACGCCAGAAGTAGCGGCTTTCTTGTCGCCTTTTTCGCCCTTCTTGCTGTCGCGGTTCATCATGTAGGCAATACCTGCGAGGGTAGCCAAGCTAGTTAAATCGTTACGTGCCATGATGGACTCCTTACTTCTTCTTGGCCATACCACCGCCACACATGGCGATGTTCTTGCCCTTGGTTTTACCCTTGACCTCGACGCCACCGCCTTTAGCCATCTTCTTAGTAGCGCAGCCGCCTTTAGCGAGCTTAGACATGTCTGTCTTTTTGCCACCGTGCATTTGCTTGTCGTGCATACCTACCGCCTTCTTGACGATGGCTTTGTCTTGTTTGATGTCAGTTTTATCCATAGCTTCACCGCCTTTTTTGAACAGTTGGTTTTTCCCGTGCAGGGTTTTGGGGTTGTTAACTTTTTGAAGGTCGGCGCGGCTCTTTGTGCCTGAACCAAACTTCACGTCCTTGCTCTTTTCACTGCTTGCTGGCATGTTTGCTCTCCATAAGGCGGTCCAGTTTTTCATCCAAGCGATCAAGCCGGTCCAAGACGCGGTTAATGTCAGCGTGTACTTCGGTTTTGGTGACGTACTCTTTGGCAATTTCTTCGCGAGTGCGGTTAAGGAGGATCGTGACGCGGCTGAGCTCATCGGACTTCTCCTTAAGCACCCAAGTCAACAGGCCGAGACCCGCTGACAAAATAATGTTCCAAATCATGCCTTCCATCTCAGCACTTCCAACGCGCTAAGGATGCGGCTTTACGAGTGGGCTTGCCCTTCTCGTCTTTCATTGGGCCGGGCATACCAGACATGCGTGCGCAGAATGAGTCCTTGCGCTTGCCGCCTTGTGGCTGGGGTGCCTTGAGGTTGCTGCCAGTAGCAGCGTTGTATTTAGCACGGCCCTTGGCTGTGAGGCCCGCGCCCTTAGACGCTGGGAGTTTCTCGCCACGACCAACCGCCAACGATGGAGTCTTCTTAGTTGCCATTGACGACTTTCAGTTTGGGAGTGCAGTGCTGGGCCAACAGGGGCTGCAACACGTCTTCATTGAAGTCCCGAGAGAACTTCTCTTGGCCAACGTGCGGCAAGCTGATTGATGGGTCGAGGTAAACCGTGAAGCCGTCTTTGGCGGCACGGTCACAGAAGAGGTAGTCTTCGCCGTAGTACTCGTTCTCCATGATGCCAAGATCAAAGATAGCGTGGTCAGTACGTTCGTTGACGTTGTTGTAGTAGCTCCACTCTGGGTGCTTGTCGCGCATAGTCTCAAGGACGTGGCGCTGAATCATCATGAAGCCTGTACCGATGCGCTTCACACGCATCATGCCGTTAGCGTCGAACTCCAGAGCACCGTCGCCATCCAAGTAGTAGTCCAAGAAGAACTTGCGGTCCATACCGCGACGTGGATAGATACCAGCAGTGATGTCTTTGTCCAAGCTCAACGCCATGAGGCGGAGCACTGCGTCGGCATTGATGACAACGTCGGCGTCAACAAACAACAATGTGTCTGCGTCGGACGCCAGAAAGTCCGCAACAAGAGCGTTGCGAGCCTTCGTAATAAGGGAGCACCCCGAGAGGTGCGTGAGGTAAAGCTTAACCCCCAAGTGACCCACCTGAACGGCGAGGTTGGACAAGGCGAAAGCTGAATCAATGTTCAACTTACCGTCATAGGCCGGGATGCAAATCATCAATTTGCGCCCAGCTAGGTTAATGCTTTTCTCAGTATCAGCCATAGAACACCGTTACGCTAGCAATGTTTGTCAACGTTGCATAGACGTTAGTTTCAAACAAAACACCCTCTTGTGGGATTGCCACGTAGAAAGAGTTGGGGTTTGAGTTAGATGGGATGTCGATTTCAATCAGCGTAGTGCCACCGGAGCCGCCGTCTTTCAACAACAGAGTACCCGCCGCGCTAGCAGTTGCGCAAATCGAAAAGCCCTTCACACGAGTACGACTGGCGTACACGGAGCCGGAGGCGTTTACGTGTTTTGACTTTACGTCGCCTTGCATAGACATAATCAATCTCCTTTAAAACAGGGGCCGAAGCCCCGAAGACCAATTAGGATGCAGCGATCGCTGTACCAGCTGGAGAAATCCAGTTTGTACCGTTGTACACAGCCAAGCATGGAGCGCCA